TAGCTTCTCGTATTTTTTTATTTTTGGCTGCTTCAGCGACTTTGTTTTTCGCATATGCGTCTCGTTTTTGTTGTTTAATTGTTTCGTGGTTTTCTTCTCTATATATTTTCTGGGTTGCTTGTCGGTCTGGTTTATGTTTTTCATAATCAGCCGCCTTTTGTTCTTTAATTTTTTCTTGGTTAAATTCTCTATAACCTTTGCGTTGTTCTTGCCTATGGTCTTCAGATTCTTCATCCCATTTTTTATGGTATGTTTTTTTATATTCTATATTATATTCATCACTATTGTATGCCCTCTGTGAATTTAAACTGGAATTTAATTTATCAATCCAGTGTTGTTCTCTTTTTCTCGCCAGTTCGTCGGTAGTAATTGTTTCATCGCATTCTTCTATAAGGGACATTTTCCAATTATCCCAACCACCACATAGCCTAATACATTGATAAACCTTCAAATTATAACGGTCGTTCTTGGGATTAATACAATTAGTTCTATGTTTCATATGTCTTTTCTCAAAATTTTCCGTTGAACCAGTATAAATTTTATCACACACAGCATCATCAATACAACATAATTTATAAATACTATAAACCGACATTTTTGAATATAACCTGTTCTTATTAATATTTAATAATCAATTTTTAAATAATTATATTTTTAAGTGAAATATATAATTATAATTGTTTTCCCTAAAGGTATATTTAGAGGACGGGGAAACCGACCATGTTTGCACCAATACCCATGCCAGCACCACTGCGAGCGGACGCACCGATGGAAGGTGTGAACGTATCAAGAATTGAGAACGTCGCGGCGGCCATTAAGGCAATTGTGGCAATCTCCTCGTATTTCAGGGCACGCTTCTCGGGGGGGATGACGAATGCGACGATAGCGACCATAAGACCCTCAACTAAATATTTGACGGCTCTCTTAACTAATTCTCCCATAGCAGGATTCATATCTGTTTATATTAATAAGCAAGAAAAAAATAATAACTTTAAGATATATTAAAATTAAATAAAAATAAATTTTAATTAAATTAAGTTATTAAAAAAATAACTTAAACTCAAATATCTAATATTTCCATATAATAATGTCTACCAAGAAAAACGCTAAAGCTAAAGTTGCGGATACTCGTGTTGCCGACGATTCTAAATATGTTGACCTACTGGATGAGGACAAGGCGATTGCGGGACAATCGTATGTTTGTCTGAGTTTCATTTCGCCAGAGGATATTATCAAGAGTAAGGAGCTGTTTTACTTTGAGAAGTTTCTAAAGCACTTTGATTTCAAGAAGTCTATCGACAAATACACACAATTCCTAAATTTCCTAAGCCACAAGCACGGGCTTGATTTCCAGGATCTATCCAAGGACCTTGAGGAATTCGTGATTGAGGAGAAAGAGAACCTTATTGATACTACAATTGAGGATGAGTACAAGAGTTTCGTTGATAACAGCGAGAAGAAGCTGCTGGAGCAGTTCAACCAGGAGCACGAATTCCAGACAAGCACCCGTGGTGTAAAGGTTCGTGGTGCGTTTGGTTCGCAGGAGGAGGCGGAGAACAGGTGCAAGATGCTTCGTGAGCACGACCCCAACCACGACGTATATGTGGGTCAGATGGGTCTGTGGATGCCTTTCCACCCCGAGGCTTACAAAACTGGTCGTGTTGATTACCTTGAGAAGGAGCTAAACGAGCTGATGACCAAGAAGAAGGACAACGACGATGTAAATAAGGATGAGTTCAACAAGCGTGTAAAGGAGTCCAAGCGTAAGGCGATTGAGGAGAACATCGCTAAAGCAAAGCAGGAGGGCAACAAGCTGATGCAGTCTATTGACGAGGAGGGCAATCTTGTTAATGCCGATAGGATGGACGTGCCTGGTAAGAACCTGCTGTTCGGTGACGGTGATGGTGACGATACAACCACTGCTGAACTGCGTAATGAGCTGTTCGACGGTGATAATGTTGTCCTTGATAAGGATAATGACCACGGTATCGGTGAGATTTTAGAGAGGCAGAGGGCTTCGGCAGTCACTGATGTTACCGATGTTTCTGCGGTGGAGGTGGTGGTGGGGGTGCCGGTGGTGGAGGTGGATGTGGTGGAGGTTGCGGAGGTTGCTACAGAGGAGCAGTAAATAAAAAATTAATGTAAAAGAATAAAAATTGAAAATAATTATTATACAAAATGTAATAATTATTTATATATATATATACAGATATGATTGAGAAGAATAAAATTAGACGTTGTGGGCTTGTTAATTGTAATCATAAATTAAAATTAACTGATTTTCAGTGTAAATGTGGAAAAACTTTTTGTAGTTCGCATCGGTATAAAGAAGAACATGATTGCGATTATGATTACACAGAGGAAATTCATAAAGATAAAAAGATAGATGAAATGAGATGTGTATCGGTAAAAATAGATAAATTATAAATTATAAATTATAAATTACCACTTGTTTTTTTTAACATTAATTTTAGGACCCTTCTGCTTTCTTGTTGTATTCGGGTCATAAACATCTTCTTCATCGTCGGAATTCATTGTAGCCGAAATTTCCCAGAATTCTTTAGCACCAAGCTTAAATGGTTTATGGTGAGCGGCTTTATACCAAAAAATCTGTTCTGTAAGTTTATTGGATTTGGAATTATTATTTATCACTAAACATTCATAATTTTCTGTGCACTGGTCCATAACCTGGCAGAAGGATTCAAATGTGGGGAACATACCAGCATAATTTTCATAAATCTTTTTTCTATTAGAAATATATGGCTCCCTTAAAAGAAAGACATAATCAATATTAGTTCTTAAATTGGGAGGAATACCGAGAGGATACTGCATAGTAATAATTAACATCATTTTCCAGTGACGTCCATTCATAAACAATAGACGCATAACTTTATCACGGGTCCAAGTAGCATCATATAAACAATCGTCTAATATTACAAATGCTCGGGGGTCAATAGTGGATTTTTTGTATAATTCTTGCTCTTTTTTAATCTGTTTTAATACAGTTTTTTGTCTTTTCAATATATTTTCAATGATAGATGCATTATATTCATTATGGATAAATAATTTAGGGACGTGTTCGCCGAAAAATCCATTACCTGCCTCTGTACCACTGATGACTGTACCAATTGGAATATCTTGGTGGTAAAATAGTAAATCTCTTACTAAATAAGATTTACCAGTATCGCGACGACCAATAAGAACAATGACGGGTCCTTTATTTTCGTCTGGTTTGAAACTAATATGGTTCATCTCAAATTTTTTCAATTCTAAAGTCATACCTTAATAAATATAACGAAATATATATTTAGATTGAATACGCATAAATATATATCATTTAATCAATAAAATTAATAATTATTTCAATTTAAATGAAAATATTAGATCGCTCAATTGTATTGAACTGGAAGTATTATTTATTACGATGCATTCATTATTTTCTTTACATTGATCCATAATTTCACAAAATGATTCAAACGTAGGGAACATACCAGCATAATTTTCATATATTTTTTTTCTGTTTGAAATATTAGGTTCTCTCAAAATAAATACATAATCAATATTAGCTCTAAATATAGGAGATATGTTTAAAGGATATTGCATAGTAATTATTAACATCATTTTCCAATTACGCCCATACATAAACAATAGACGCATAACGTTATCACAACTCCAACTTGGATATGGACAATCATCTAATACAATAAGAGCACGTGGATCAATTGTAGATTTTTTGTATAAATCTTCTTCTTTTTTCTGTTTTAATACAGTTTTTTGTCTTTCTAATATACTTTCAATTATGGATGCCTTATATTGATTATGGATAGAAAATGTAGGCACATGTTCTCCAAAAAATCCATTAACGGAGACTGTTCCACTAATAACTGTTCTAACTGGAATATCTTGATAATAATATAATAAATCTCTTACTAAATAGGATTTAGAAGTATCACGGTGACCAATTAAAAGAATGGTGGGTGCTTTATTTTCATTAGTTTTAAAACTAATAGATTTCATATCAAAATTTTTCAATTTCAAAGTCATATCTTTATAAATATTACGAAAGATTTATTTAAATAATTACAAATATATGATATAATCGTTAGAATTTAGAAATATATTTCTTATTATTTAAATAAATGGAGATTCACTATAAAAAAAATAAGAACGACGACCTTTTCCAGGAATTCGCAAATGAAAAATTAGTAAATATGGATAATACTCAAAATTATTTGCCAATTTACCAGAGATTTTTCAATTTAAATGAAACAAATTACAATTCTATTAATTTAAACAACGACAACAAACTGGAGTCTATAAAGGAAAAGGTAGGATATAATATTTTTAATGGAACTGTAGTA